ACCAAGGGCGTCATGGCCCGTGGCCCAATGGCATGAGGTAAGGCATGACCTACACCGAGTTGCAAGCAGCGATCTGCGATTACACGCAGAACTTTGATCAGGACTTTGTTTCAAACATCCCGGTGTTTGTACAGCAGGCCGAGCAGCGCATTTTCAACACGGTGCAGTTTCCTTCGTTGCGTCGCAACGTGACAGGGGCTACTTCCTCCAACAACAAGTATCTGGCTTGCCCAGCCGACTTCTTGGCGTCTTATTCCATCGCTGCGGTGGCTCCTGACGGCTCCTACGAGTATTTGCTCAACAAGGACGTCAACTTCATCCGGCAGGCGTACCCCACCCCTTCTTCCACCGGGTTCCCCAAGTACTACGCGCTGTTTGGCCCGTCTTTTGCCAACAGTGATGAGCTGTCGTTCATTTTGGGTCCAACGCCTGATGCGCGGTATGTCGTGGAGCTGCACTACTTCTTCTACCCCGAGTCGATCTCCGTGACGGCTGATGGGCGGACGTGGCTGGGTGACAACTTTGATACGGTGCTGCTGTATGGCTCTTTGGTTGAAGCGATCACGTTCATGAAGGGTGAGCAAGACATGGTGGCTTTGTACGACGGCAAGTACAAAGAGGCGCTCGCACTTGCAAAACGTCTGGGTGACGGACTCGAAAGACAAGACGCTTACCGCTCTGGGCAGTACCGACAGGCGGTGACTTGATATGGCGTTTGACCAAACTCTCACCACGCAGGCCAAGTTCATTGCACTGCAGGCTCTGGCTACAGGCACGCTCAAGATGGCCTTGTATACCGCCAATGCGGACCTTGGCGCTGGCACGCTGGTGTACACCACAACCGATGAGGTTGTTGGTACAGGCTACACTGCTGGCGGCAATACGCTGACCAACGTGACGGTTCAGCAGTCTGGCACAACGGCTTTTTTGGACTTCGACAACGTGGTCTGGAACCCGGCCAGCTTCACTGCACGCGGTGCGCTTATCTACAATACAAGTCTTGGCAATTTGGCCGTGGCGGTGTTGGACTTCGGGGCCGATAAAACGACCACCACAACTTTCACTGTGCAGACACCGGCCAACACGGCTGACGCTGCGCTCATACGTTTCGCATAAGGAGCGATCATGTCTATCGAAAAAGCAAGTTCTACAGATACCGTGGCAGCAGGCGTCAGCGCCACACGCTCTTTTGGCGAGGGTCTCAAGGGTGGCGGTGTGTTCAAGATCGCGTGCCACAGCGAAGACGGTAGCCTGAAGTGGGAAGCTGAGTCGCACAACCTCGTGGTGAACGTGGGCCTGCAGGACATGAACACCAAGTACTTTAGCGGTAGCAGCTACACCGCTACGTGGTTCCTCGGTCTGTACGGTTCGGGCAGCACCAACAACCCCGCCGATGGCGACACGATGGCTTCACATGCAGGATGGACAGAAGTTACGGCATACAGCCAGTCCACACGTCCGGCTTGCTCTTTTGGTACGGCCACCACGGCTGACCCTTCGGTGATTTCAAACTCGGCTTCGCCTGCTACGTACAGCATCAACGGCACTACGGTGGTTGGTGGGGCGTTCCTGACAAGCAACAACACCAAAGGTGGCACGACAGGTATCTTGTTTTCCGCTGCTGATTTCCAAGCTCCGGGCGACCGCAGTGTGGTGTCCGGTGACACCATTACAGTATCGTATACTTTTTCCCTTGACGCTGCTTGAGGTGAATCATGGCCACTAAATTCGCACGAAATCAAGTTGTCAAAGTCCGCACGGTTGTCCCCGAGGGCCCCGTACTTGCGCTGCGCATGGACGAAGATGGCGTGGTCCATTACCTGTTGCAGTGGGTTGACCAAGATGGCAACCAGCAAGAGCGTTGGTTTGCTGAAGATGTACTGACAGGGGTTTGATATATGCCACTCGTTATCGCTGATCGTGTCCGGGAGACGACTACTACTTCCGGCACGGGCACACTTACACTGGCTGGGCCCTACTCCGGCTTCCAAGCCTTCTCAGTCATCGGTAACGGTAACACCACGTACTACGCCATCATCGATGCGCAAAACGGTGCGTGGGAAGTAGGTATTGGCGCGTACACCACGTCGGGTAACACGCTGTCGCGTGCAACCGTGCTGGCCTCCAGCAACGCAGGGTCGTTGGTCAACTTTGGTACCGGCACCAAGGACGTTATCCTGACCCAGCCTGCTCGCAGGTCTGTGCTTGTGCAAGAAGGTGGCTCGGGCCTCATCACTGGGGTTGCAGCGTTCACAGCCAACGGGGTTCCTTACGCCGACTCCACCAGCACGCTGGCCACCAGCGCCAACATGACCTTCAACGGCACCCGCCTGACGGTTGCTGACCTTGCTGACTCGGGATTGACTTCGGGTCGTGTGACTTACGCCAGCACTGGCGGTGCGCTGGTGGACTCGGCAAACCTGACGTTTGATGGGACAAACCTGACTCTGGGCGGCGGCACAGCCAACGGCGTGGCCTACCTCAACGGCTCCAAAGTCCTGACCACTGGGTCTGCGCTGACGTTTGATGGGACGAAACTGACAAATACCGGGTCTGCTGGCGGTGTGAGACTTGAGATTGTTTCAACAAGTTCTAGCCCTGAAATCTCCCTCACATCCGCAGACACTGGAACGAGTCAAATCAACTTTGGTGGTGCAACGACACCGAAAAAAGGTGTGTTCCGATACTCAGACAACTCTGACCTGTTCGTCTGGTTGCTTAACAGCAACACCGAACAAATGCGCCTGACCAGCACAGGTCTGGGTATTGGGACGAGTTCGCCTGCGGTGAGGTTGCATGCGTTTACTTCTGGTGTTTCTACGCAAGCGTTCTTTGAGTCCGGCACTGGCGCGTCCGTTATCAGGTTTAAAGACTCAACTACAACCGACACCTTTGCCCCGCAGTTTGGCTCTGCTGGAAATTCCATGTTTTGGCAGATTGCAGGCTCCGAACAAATGCGCCTGACCAGCACAGGTCTGGGTATTGGGACGAGTTCGCCATCGTACAAGCTGGACGTGAACGGCGTTATCGCCACTGGTAGCGGCAGCAATAGAGGCTTCTTCTACAACGATGGCAGCAAAATTCTTCTGGAGTCCAGTTCAACTTATCCGTTGGCTTTTTCTGTCAACGGGAGCGTCAGAGCCACCCTCGACTCCTCCGGCAACCTCGGCTTGGGGGTTACTCCGAGTGCTTGGGCATCTACGCACAAAGCCTTGCAAATGAACTGGTCGGCATTTTCGACTGATGCGGGCAACGGCGAAACCAGTGTTTCGACCAACGCATTTGCTTCTGCCGGAACTACTTGGAACTACAGATCAACTGCACCCGCCGCCCGATACACGCAAGATTATTTCGGAAAGCACATCTGGTACACCGCCCCCTCCGGCACAGCAGGTAACGCTATTAGCTTTACTCAGGCGATGACGCTGGATGCGAGTGGGAATTTGTCTGTGGGGACCACAACGGTTAGCTCGCCCGGGATTACAGTCGCACAGGGTACAAATCTTTGCTTCAGCGAAGGTTCAGGTTCCTTTGTCAATATCTTTAGACAATCAAATTCTGCCGACAGTGTTTTTGGTAGCGGAGTGCGTTTTTCGTCTACAGCAAATGCTTTTGCAAGTTCTACAGCAAGTCCGTGGGCACGCAGCGCAATTACCGTTGGGTATGGTGCCATCAGGTTCTTGACCGCAGCAGAAGCAACCGTCTCTGTGGGGTCTGACGTAACACTGAACGAACGCGCCCGTATCGACTCCAGCGGTAACTTGCTGGTTGGCACAACCTCACCGTCATTCAACGCCGGAAGCCGTGGAAACATTACTATTGGTGGTTCTGGTAGTGCAATCTTTGCGTTGCAAACCGGAGGCACAGCAAAAGGCTATGTTTTCCACGATGGCACAGAGATGACCATTGCAAACGAAGCCAATGGTTTTTTGAGGTTTTACACAAACGCCACCGAACGCGCCCGTATCGACTCCAGCGGTAGCTTGCTGGTGGGAATGACAAGCGCATTTGGAAAAATCAGCATTGGCCAAAACTCACAATTTAGTTACGCTCAAGGTTTGTCTCTTTACTTTAGCGGAAGCTCGTATTGGAACATTGTTAATGGCGGCTCCAATCGCCTGTATTTTGGTTTTAACGGCGCTGATCGCGGGTACATAGATTCTTCAAGCGGTAATTATGTTTCTGTTTCAGACCAGCGATTAAAAAAGAACATTGCAGATATTGGCTACGGCTTGTCTTCTGTTTTGTCCTTGCGGCCTGTTTCCTACAACATGAACAGCCAAGAGGACACAGAAGAAAAAACACTTGGTTTTATTGCTCAAGAAGTATTGGAGGTCGTGCCTGAATCTGTTTCTGAAATGATGAACGGAATGTACGGTATGGATAAAACCGCCATTATTCCTGTTCTTGTCAAAGCCATCCAAGAGCAGCAAGCCCTCATCCAAACCCTGACCGCCCGTGTCGCGGCACTCGAATCAAACTGAAAGGAAAAACCATGACCGATACCCTCAACTCCGTCACCATGACTTGGGACGTGACAGCTATGGACTGCTATCCACAAGAGGACGGCCACACCGACGTGGTGTTCACCGTGCACTGGACCTGCTCCGGCAGCCAGACAGCCCGCGGCCAGACATACAACGGCAGCGTTTACAGCACTTGCGGCGTACCAGCCCCAACAGGCTCCAGCTTTACGCCCTACGCAGACCTGACTCAAGAGCAGGTTTTGGGTTGGATTTGGGCCAATGGCGTTGATCAAGCTGCTACAGAAGCCGCTGTTGACCAGCAGATTCAAAACCAAATCAACCCGCCAGTGGTGACACCTCCACTGCCTTGGGCTGCGGCATAATTTACGCTCCATCAACCTTCTGGAGACTTGCATGCAAGACCAAGACATTACTCTCAAGCTGTCCCTGCTCAACGGCGTGTTGAACTACCTCGGCACCCGCCCCTACGGCGAAGTCGCTCCAATCATCCAAGCGATCCAAGAGCAAGCTGCCCCGCAGGTAAAAGTGCCCGAGCAGGCTGAACAGCCTCAAGTCGTGCAGTAATGTTCGGAACTGCCGCATACGCACAACTGCCGTATGCCTCTGCACCGGGGGCAGAGTTTTCAGCGACCATAGCTGAAACCGTAACAGCTCTCGACACGTTTGCGGCAGTCACAAATTTTGCTTGCCTGACCAGTGAGCTGGCGCAGGCATCGGATG